AGAACTTTAAAATTTATGGTAATGATAGGTATGTCTCTCAATACATATCTGATATGTATCCCGAGGAGGAGATTAAGTTTGACATATCTAAGATTAGATTATCTACTTTAGATATTGAGGTTGCTTCTGAGAATGGATTCCCTGATCCAGAAGCTGCAGCAGAGCAGATACTTTCTATTAGTATTCAAGATTATAATACTAAGCAGATTATTACTTGGGGCATTCATCCCTTTATCAATAAGCAGAAGAATGTAACTTATATTGAATGTGGTACAGAGCACAAACTATTAAGTCTTTTCATTGAGCATTGGAGTGCTAACATCCCTGATGTTGTCACTGGATGGAACATACAGTATTATGATATCCCTTATATCTCCAAGAGATTGAATAGGGTGTTAGGTGAGAAGGAGATGAGGAGGTTGTCTCCTTGGGGAATGAATACTGAGAATGAGATATTCATTATGGGTAGGAAGCACGTCTATTTTGATGTAGCAGGACTTACTCAGTTAGACTACTTAGACTTATATAAGAAGTTTACTTATAAGGCACAAGAGTCTTATAGGTTGGATTATATTGCTAGTGTAGAACTAGGACAGAAGAAGTTAGACCACTCTGAGTATGATACTTTTAAGGATTTCTATACCAATGGTTGGCAGAAGTTTATTGAGTATAATATAGTGGACGTTGAACTTGTTGACCGTCTGGAAGACAAGATGAAACTGATTGAACTTGCCATCACTATGGCATATGATGCTAAGGTTAACTTTGCAGATGTGTTCTTTCAGGTTAGAATGTGGGATACCATCATTTATAACTACTTGAAGAGAAGGAATATTGTTATTCCTCCTAAAGATAGATCAGAGAAAAACGACAAATACGCAGGTGCTTATGTCAAGGAACCGGTTCCAGGAAAGTATGATTGGGTTGTCAGTTTTGACCTTAATAGTCTTTATCCTCATCTTATTATGCAGTACAACATCTCCCCAGAAACACTCAGGGAGGCTAGACATCCCCTCGCGAGCGTTGAAGGGTTTCTAAAGAAGGAGGTTGATATTGATGGTGACTATACAGTTTGTGCTAATGGAGCACAGTATAGAAAGGATGTGCGTGGGTTCTTACCTGAACTCATGGAGAAGATGTACCAAGAGAGAGTTATCTTTAAGAAGAAGATGCTCAAGGCTAAACAGGCACTAGTGGATATAGAAGAAGAAATGAAACATAGGGGGATATTATAATGGGTTATCTCATAGGTGGTGCTGGACAAGATGCTGATGAAAAGAAGAAGATAGTAGCTTCTGGCAAGAGTAATGTAAAAGAATTATCAGATGATAAACTCAAAAGGATGAGAGCACAGGCAATCAAGGACATATCTAGGTTTGAGAATAACCAGATGGCAAGAAAGATTGCTCTTAACTCTGCCTATGGTGCTATTGGTAATCAATACTTTAGGTATTATAAACTTGCTAATGCAGAAGCCATTACCTTATCTGGTCAGGTATCTATCAGGTGGATAGAGAATAAAATGAACCAGAAGGTTAATCGTATATTAAAAACAGAGGGTGTTGATTATGTTATTGCTTCAGATACTGATTCCATCTATCTTAATTTGGGTCCTTTGGTTGAACGTATATACGAGAGCAGAGAGAAAACTAATGAAGGCATTGTTGGGTTCCTTAACAAGGTGTGTGAAAATGAATTTGAGCCTTTTATTGAAGGTGCTTACCAAGAATTGGCCGAGTATGTGAATGCATATGACCAGAAGATGCAGATGAAGAGGGAGAATATTGCTGATAGGGGTATATGGACTGCTAAGAAGAGATATATTCTTAATGTATGGGACAGTGAGGGTGTTAGGTATGAAGAACCCAAACTAAAGATGATGGGTATTGAAGCAGTTAAGTCATCCACTCCTGCCCCTTGTAGAAAGATGATTAAGGATGGATTGAAGTTAATGATGAGTGGGACAGAAGATGATGTGATTAAGTTTATTGATAATGCTAGAAAGAAATTCAAGTCTTTACCACCAGAGGAAATATCATTCCCACGTTCAGCATCTAATGTTGATAAGTATAAGGCACATTCTACAATCTATTCTAAAGGAACTCCTATTCATGTAAGAGGTGCTCTTCTTTTTAATCATTATATAAAGGAGAAGAAACTAACTCATAAGTATTCTCTTATTCAGAATGGAGAGAAACTTAAGTTTTGTTATTTAAAGAAACCTAATATTATACATGAGAATGTTATAGCATTTATTCAGGATTTCCCTAGAGAACTGGGACTTGACAAGTATGTAGATTATGACTTACAATTTGAGAAGTCATTCCTAGAGCCACTTAAGATTATTCTTGATGCTGTGGGATGGAATGTAGAAAAGACTGTTAATCTTGATTTGTTTTTCTCATAATGTTTTTTAAAAAAGTAAGTTTAGTAACTGGTGGGTTTGATCCTATACATAGTGGACACATATCATACTTCAAAAGAGCAAAAGATCTATCTGACTATCTTGTTGTTGGACTCAATGGAGACCCTTGGTTAACCAGAAAGAAAGGACAATACTTTCAATGCTGGACTGAGAGAGCAGACATAGTTAGACATTTAGATATGGTAGATGCTGTTATATCATGGGATGATGCAGATGATTCTGCTTGTGGTGCTATTTCTAAGTGCTTAGATATATCTGAGAAGGTTATCTTTTGTAATGGAGGTGATAGAATAAAGACTAATACACCAGAGATAAAAGGTTATGGTGATGACCCAAGAGTAGATTTTCAATTTGCTATTGGAGGTGAAGATAAATTGAATAGTAGTTCATGGATTCTTCATGGTTATTTTGAGAGACAACGTAAGTTATTAGGTATTTGAGATGGACTTTTTAAAAGATATTGTAAAGGAGATAGGGAATGAGTACACCCAACTCGCCTCCGACATCGATTCTACAGAGAATTATGTCGATACCGGCAGTTTCATCTTTAATGGACTTTGCAGTGGTAGCATTTATGGTGGTGTGTCTGGGAATAAAATCACTGCTATTGCTGGTGAGAGTAGTACTGGAAAAACTTTTTTCTCCCTCGCTGTGGTTAAGAACTTCCTTGACTCTAATCCTGATGGGTATTGTCTCTATTTCGATACTGAAGCCGCAGTTAATAAACCACTACTGGAGAGTAGGGGAATTGATCTTAATAGGTTAGTAGTTATTAATGTAGTAACTATAGAAGAGTTTAGAACTAATGCACTTAAGGCCGTAGATATATACCTTAAGAAGGACATAAATGAGCGTAAGCCTTGTATGTTTGTTCTAGATTCATTAGGGATGCTTTCTACAGAGAAAGAAATCCGTGATGCATTAGATGATAGGCAGGTTAGGGACATGACCAAATCCCAACTTGTCAAAGGAGCATTTCGTATGCTAACATTAAAACTTGGTCAAGCCAACATTCCACTTATAGTAACAAACCACACTTACGATGTCATTGGTTCTTATGTCCCTACAAAAGAAATGGGAGGAGGCTCTGGCCTCAAGTACGCAGCAAGTACAATCATTTATCTCAGCAAGAAAAAAGAAAAGGATGGCAAAGAAGTCATTGGAAATATTATCAAGGCTAAGACTCACAAATCGCGTTTAAGTAAAGAAAACAAACAAGTAGAGATACGTTTATTCTATGATGAACGAGGACTGGACCCCTATTACGGACTCCTCGAGTTGGGAGAAAAATATGGCGTCTTTAAAAAGGTGGGAAACAGATATGAGATTGGAGAGGCGAAAGTTTATCCAAAGACTGTGTATGAAAATCCTGAAAAGTATTTCACCTCAGAAGTAATGCAAGCTCTTGACGAAGTAGCACAAAAGGAATTTAGTTATGGAGAAAATTGAGTTTCTAATTCTTAGAAACCTAATATACAATGAGGAGTATGCTAGAAAAGTAATACCCTTTATTAAGGATGAGTATTTTGAAGATCAAAATCAAAAGATTATTTTTCAAGAGATACTATCTTTTATACAGGAGTATAATAAGTTAGCGACTAAAGAGATACTCTCTATTGAGGTAGAGAAGCGTAGTGATATTAATGATACTAACTTTAAAGAGATAGTTGATTTGATTAGTTCTTTTGAGGATGAAGTTGGGGAGATAGATTGGTTAGTTGATTCTACTGAGAAGTGGTGTAGAGACCGTGCTATATATTTGGCATTGATGGAATCTATTCAGTTAGCAGATGGAAAGGATGACGCTAAAGGAAGGGATGCTATTCCTTCTATTCTGTCTGATGCTTTGGCTGTTTCTTTCGATAATCATATAGGTCACGACTACTTACAAGATTATGAAGCAAGGTTTGAATCGTATCACAGGAAGGAAGACCGCATTCCGTTTGATCTCGAATATTTTAACAAAATTACAAAAGGCGGTTTACCGAATAAGACTCTCAACATTGCTTTGGCTGGCACAGGTGTTGGAAAATCTTTATTCATGTGTCATGTGGCTAGCAGTGCTCTTATCGAGGGAAAGAACGTCCTCTACATCACTCTCGAAATGGCAGAGGAGAAGATTGCGGAGAGGATCGATGCTAATTTACTTAATGTCAACATTCAAGACATAACAGATTTACCTAAGCCTATGTTTGATACTAAGGTTGAGGCTCTTGCAAAGAAAACACAAGGAACGTTAATTATAAAAGAATATCCTACTGCATCTGCTCATAGTGGGCATTTTAAATCACTATTAAATGAGTTAGCATTGAAGAAATCCTTTAGACCTGATATAATATTTGTAGATTATTTGAATATATGTGCCTCTTCAAGGTATAGAGCAAACAGTAATGTCAATTCTTATTCGTATATTAAAGCAATTGCAGAAGAGCTTAGGGGACTTGCTGTGGAAGCTAACCTACCGATTGTCAGTGCTACTCAAACTACTCGTTCTGGTTTTGGGAGTAGCGATGTTGAGCTTACTGACACTTCGGAATCCTTTGGACTCCCTGCTACTGCTGACCTTATGTTCGCTCTCATATCTACTGAGGAGTTGGAAGGTTTGAATCAGATATTAGTAAAGCAATTGAAGAATAGATATAATGATCCTACTATTAGAAAAAGATTTGTAGTTGGTATTGATAGAGCAAAGATGAGGTTATATGACTGTGAGCAAACAGCACAGGAGGATGTGGTTGACAATGGAGGAGGAGAGGATTATAATAATAAAGAAGAAAAAGCAAAGAAATCTTTCGATGGATTCAAATTCTAAATTCAATACAGAAGAGTTAACTGCATTGGTCAGATTAATTCATGCTGATACCGTAGCTTGTAATGAAGAGGAGCAAGAATTCTGGAATACTATAGTTCGTAAATTGCGTAGTCACCATGACAGTTGATACAGAAAAGTACCTTGAGTTTGTGCAGGGTGTAACAAGTGATGAGAGTCTTCACTTTGCAGCACTTATGCAAAGAGTGACTAATTTGGAGATGGAAGATGATTGTAATGTTTCTCAGTTACTAACTGCTGCTCTTGGTTTAACTGCTGAGTCAGGTGAGTTTACTGAGGTAGTAAAGAAGATTATCTTACAGGGTAAACCATATAATGAAGATAATGTCTTCCATATGAAGAGAGAGTTAGGAGACATCTGCTGGTATATTGCTCAAGCATGTATGGCACTTGATACTTCCTTTGATGAAATCATTGAGATGAATGTAGATAAATTAAAGAAGAGATATCCTGGCGGTGAGTTTGATGTTAGTAAGTCAGAGAATAGAAAGGAGGGTGATATCTAAATAATTAAAAAGTTTAGATATGGCTGATGCATCGATAAGTGAAAGAGAATTAACATCACTTTATGCTATTTACGCTGAGTTGGATGGTCCTGTTGAAGTTAAAATAGTTCCAGATCCTATCAAATCAGGAACGGGACCAAAGACTAGTGGTATTACTAAAAGACATAGAGCAGTTTGGCAATCTAATGGAACTTGGCCAGGATTAAATTCTGTTGATAATTTTAATGATGTGTTTGCTTTTCAATGGCAAGGGCAAGCTATGAAAGAATGGTTAAGGAAAAAGGGATATCCTACTAATGGATGGTCCTATGGTATATGGGATAAAAATATAGATTCCTTTTCTAAAGCAACTGGAAATAAGGCTAAAGTAACTTACTTTATGGATGATGTATGGAATCTTTTTACTGAAGTTCAAAAAAGTTTATTTGGTAAGAAGAAGCAGGATAGTTGGAACCCTTCAGACGTTTATATTTCTCAATTATCTAAGGGAGATGAGAGTAAATTATTAGTTAGCATTAAGAAGATGCAGCAAGAAACTTCTAATTTGGAACCTTCTGTTTTTGTTGCTCTTTTAAATGAAGAGTTGAGAAATTTGTATCATAATGGAGATGTAATTGGCATTTCTTTGAAAGCTGCTAAGTTTCCTAATAAACCTCATGTAAAAGAAAGAAATATTGTTTATGATAAGGACTTTGAACCTCCTAATTTTGGAAAATATAAACTACTTAAACCAATAAATCAAGATATGGAAGTAGGAACGAAAGGAGGGGCTTTAGGATTTAAAACAAATTCATTAAAGTTTGAAGTTGATATATCTATGGGTGGATGTGATCCTATAAAATATGGTTGGGAAAGTAAAAGTCCAGTTCCAAATGGACTCCCTACTACTGAGATGAAAGATCTTGTAGGAACTCATGACCCTCTTAAAAATCAGTTAGCTAATGCTAGAACTGGAGGTATTCCTAAAGATAGATTAGCGGATTTTGTTAAAGAATATAGTGCAGATAATAAGGCTGCTGATTATAAAGTTCCTAAAAGTGCTGTTAAAACTCATGATAGAAGAACAGCTTTTGCTAATTATTGGGCTAAGTTTATAACAGATTTGAAAACTGATGGAAATGGTATGATTAAGATAGATGATTTTAAAATTAATGAAAAGGATAAAAGTAAAGAGCAGGAGACTGCCCAATCAAAATCACTTTCTAATTCTAATCTATATCATTATTGGGTTATGACTGTATTAGAAATGGATGCAATGGATAAGAATCAAATTAAAAATACTTATGGATATAATAGTAAAGAAAGTAAATTTGGTACTAATATGAAAAATAAGTTTAGGTGTTTAAGAATTGCTAGATCTATGGTGGATGCTCATACGGATGGTAAGTTGGGAGAATACTTAGTAAGAGCTTATTATTCAGCATCTAAGATGAGATTTAATAAAGAAGAGCTGCAAGCTCCCTTTATAAAAATCCAATAGTATGCTATAATACCCTTATGATTGACTTAAGAATTGGCGACTGCATTGAGTTAGCAGAAGATCTTGAAGATGACTCTATTGACTGCACTGTAACCTCACCACCATACAACAAGCAAAAGATTGGTGGTGGATTGTTTCGTAAAATTGAATACCAAGACTTTGATGACTCCTTACCAGAGGATGTATATCAAGAAAAGCAGATAGAACTACTTAATATTCTTTATGATAAGACTAAAGAAGGTGGTTCTTTGTTCTATAACCATAAGGTTAGGTACTTAAATGGTGGTGCTACATCACCTTGGCAGTGGTTAAGTGAGACTAAGTGGCACATAAGAGAGGAGATTATATGGAATAGGGGTAGTGGTCCTGAGATATCTGGGTATAGATTCATTCAGATAGATGAAAGAGTATTCTGGTTATGTAAGGGTTCTAAGCACCCTAAGTTACCTAGAAGGTCAGTAAATTATGGTAGTGTATGGAAGTTTGGTCCTGAAATGAGGAACCCACACCCTGCACCATACCCAATTATACTTCCTTTGAGGTGTATTCAAGGAGTATTGCAAGAACCTGGACTA